CCCAAGTAATACCTTCTGCTACACTAATGGACCTACAAGTACAATCTTCGGTAAACAATCCCTTTGGATTAGCATTGTAAAAATAATATTTCATATTACATTTGTGCTATTCGTTGAGCAGTTTGTTTAATCATTTGGACTTCTTCTTGGCTTTGTGCTTCTTCTTTTAGCATACGGGCAAAATCTTCCATACTTCTAAGCATATATTCTAAACTTTTCTTAGTATCTTCGTTTGCCCCATATCTTTCTCTACCATAACTATAATTGCCATATTCGTTATACATTCTATCTAAATGTCCATAACCTCTATACTTGCTATCTCTACCTCTGGCGTTATATCCATCGTTATATTCACCATATCCACGATTATATTCTCCGTAACTTCCATGTCCTGGTCCACGTCCATTATAATCACGATAGTTTCCATATTCTCCATAATTATTCATTTCTTTGTCCTCCTTTGCTAAATGTTTTATTTTACTTAATTTATATAAATGATCTAAATTGTTTGTTGTAATTCCTTCATTTACTATTTTTTCAATAGACTTATCTACTTTTTCAATTACTTTTTCTTCCACTATATCACTTCCTTTCTTTAAGGATTTTTAATATTTCTTCATTTTGTTTTATTATTTTTTCAAAATAATTACTATCTTGATGTTGTAATTCCTGCATTAAATCAACATTGTTATAATCTCTAAATAATATTTGTAAACTTAATGCTTGTAATATCAAACCTAATTTATTAACAAAATCATTATTCATTATGCTATTTTTTCAATTATTAAGTTAGCATCTTTAATAGTTGGTATTTGTGTTACAACAGCAGGTGTTACCCCACCAATAGCAGGAATAGAACCAACTGCTAGTGTTGTATTTACTCGTGGACATACTCTTATTATTTTAGTAAATGAAATATTGGTATAAATTCCTTCAGTAGTCGTATCAAAGTCCATTTCAGTTCCTTCTATATCAGTTCCTGTTGCAGTTTTAAGTGCTATTGCACCTTGCCCAACAGGACTTGTTACATTGGCATTAAATGATATTTTAAATGTTCCACCACCGATTATTGTGAAATCACTACCTCCCGGCATATATTGTAACCAACCACAACAATTTGCACTCCTGCTTCTTAAATCAACTATATCAAAGTTTATATTATCAGTATTAGAAGTTAATATTTCTGGTGTTATTTGTAAAGTTTGTATCATATTATCATTCTCCTTTCTTTTTGCACTGTTTTTCTAAAATATTGTGCATTTTAATAAAAAAAGAGTAGGACTTGCCCACTCTTTGTGCATAAATCGAATTTTTATAAAGTTTCGACCTATAATTAGCAAGTTCTCGTAATCGAGCTTGTAGTAATCTACTTATGCTATTAAATTAAATTAGTTGCGTAACCATATCCATTGCAACCACAACCATTATTATTAGGACAAGTGAAAATAGGTGTTCTTCCATAAACTGGTGTTGTAGGAACAGGACAGTTGCTTAAACGATTATATAATGCGTCTACTTCTGCTTCTTGTCCTAATCTTAATGTTGCAGTTTGTTGAACTTGGCTTGCTTGTAAATCTTTCATTAAGATTTCACGTTGTAAGTCAGCAATCTTCTCGTTTTTAGCGTCAATCTTATCATTACATAATTGGTCTAAAATACGTTGTGTATTAGAAGTTTGGTTTGTAATGATATCTCTTACGCCTTCAGCAAGTGCTGCTCTATCTGCACAATTCTCTGATAAAATAGTGCTAGTTAGGTTAGCAATGCCTAAACGATTTTCACAACAACAGTCATCAAAACGACTACCTAAATTATTAAATGCTTGTAGTGTTGATAATTGATTACTAAATGTTTGGTTCATATCAGCAATTTGTCTGTTGCAAGCTGCTACTTCACTTGTGTAGAAACCATTTGCTATGTTGCTATTAATATCACTGCAACAGTTACATAATTGATTACTTAAAGCATTAATACCATCTCTTGTTCCTTCAAGTTGGTTACTTAAATGTAATGTATCAAAACCATTATTAGTATTAGTCATAATGTCTTTTTGTCCATTACTTAACCAAGCATAACCATTGTCAAAACCATTATTGCCAAAGAAACCATTTCCGTTTCCATTGTTTCCCCAACCAAATAATAATGCTAGTAAAATGATAGCCCAAATGCCGTCTCCACCAAAGAAACCACCATTGCCACCAAATCCAGAACCACCCATCATTGGATATACTGGATATGGACAGAAACCATTACCATTGTTAGTAGCTAGTTCTACTGTTGGTTGTATTCCGTTATTCATAAGGTCCTCCTTTCTTTCTCTTTTATATCAAGACTATTTAGTCTTAATACCATAATTATTTAATTGTTCATCAGTAAACCCAAAACCACTTAAATATTGTCTAAAATTATTTATTTGTTCTGGTGAATGTTTACTTATTATTTGTTTTAAAAACTCTTCTGGGTTACCTTGATTTCTTTGAAGACTTTGTATTTGTTGAAATGCTTGCGGGTTCCTCATCTTCACTTGGTTCATCAATATTTGTAACGGATTGTTCATTATGTTTTATTCCTTTCTTTAATTCCTCTATTTGAGCCATTAAAAGCTCTATTTTAACGTCTTTATCATCTTTAGCTACAATTTCATTAAGCTCGTATGTTTTAATCTCCCCTTTGGTGTTTTTAATCCATACAACACTCATATCTTTGCTAAAAAATGGTGTATCACTTATAACCATATATTTAGTTACTTCTTCCATTGAATTAGCATATTTCATTGTTTCGTGATTATTCGGTGCTATCTGGAAGTTCTGTGTTAAGTTTGTTGGAACAACAGGTTGTTGCATTTGTTGTTTCATTTTCTCTAGTTCAGCAATTTGGTTATTAATTCTATCAACATTTGATTGTGAATTATAACCATTTATAACATAAGGATTGTTATACATATTTCCCTCCTACATAACTACCATTATTATTGGTTCTTTTTCTTCTTCTTTTTTCTCTTGTTCATTAAGTTCATGTTCTTTTTTTACTTCATCAATTATTTTTAATAGTTCTTCAACTAACTCTTCCATTATTCCTCCTAATAAAAAAGAAGAAGGCATACAACAAAGATATTTCTTCTTTACTTGTATTATTGCCTCCTTCTAATTTAATTATCTATCAGGATCAGAATATAAAACTGCATAAAAAAAGCAATTAACTTAACAGCAGTAAAGCTCTTGTTAATTGCAAGTTATAGTAATCATTATATAGTTTCTTTAATTTCTTTATTTCATAACTAATAGTTCTTTGACTAGCCCCTATTTCCATTGCTATCTTAACTATTGTTTCTTTATTTATAAGCATATCAAGTATTCTAATTTGTTCTTCAGTAAGTGATACATTCTTAATGAAATCATCATATATTGCTTTTACTCTTAATTTCTCGACCATACCTACACCTCGATTTAATATATTAAACAATAATTGCATTATAGTATTGCAATATTTATGCAAAAAAATGCAAATTAGTGCAAAAAGGTGCAATTATACTCTTAAAAAAAATACTTGCTTATTTTAGTATATATGTCTTTTTTTCTATAATGTATTGTCCTGATAGAATAACCTGTCTTATACATAATTTCCTTTATTGATTGTCCTTGTAAGCATAAATCTAATATTGTCTTCTCTTTCCTACTTTCTTTCAATATACCTTTCTTAATAATAAAGTCATAAGTTTCTTGTGGCATATCAAAGTAATAATGTGGTGTTTTCACTCTAACCTCCCTTGACAAATCGGTTATTATAGCATAAAAAAAGACCTATTTCAATATATCGGTCTTTTCAAAGTTCCACTTTTTCATTTTATCAGCAAGAATATGAATATAATCATTGCCACCTAATTCTTCATATATCTTTTTCTGATTTAGCCAATTCTTATATACATAATCAGGTATCTTGCCAAGTTCTTCATAAACATAAAAGGTATTAGTTAATGATCCCTGTAACATAGTCATCATAGCTTCTTTTAGTAAATCCTTTTCTTGTTCTTTTTCTTTAATTGCATTCTTATAACTCTTTATCTTGCTAATACAATAACCTAATGCCCCACTAATAATTACACCAATAGCACTTTTAATAATTGTTTCTACCATAATTGAACTCCTTCTATTCAATTACATTATATCACTTTTTTAAGTTTTTGTCTTTTTATGTTATTTACTTTTTATATAAGTGTAAACTTCTTTAATATATTCTACTATATAAGATGAACATAAAATACAAATTATTAAACCTAACCATGTAAATGTAATTATTTTAGTTGTTATAATTGGATATATAACTATGTAATAAAAGTCATATAATACCTCATATAAACAGCCAAAAAACAATATAGTTTTAAATATATTACCCCATTTAATCTTTTTCATTTTGTTCCTCCTCTATGATAATAATATATCACAACATTATAAAAAAAAAAATTATT